ACCCCTCTCTCGCGGGCTATCAAGGAACAGGCGATAAGGGTGGCCACCAAGAGGAAGAGGCTCCCGGCGAGTCTCAACCTCCAAAGAGCCCACCCCTTGACTCTGGGGCCCCAAATCCAGGTGGTCCGGATACTGCCATGAAGGCAACTCCGGCCATGACTCCGGGTGACAACTCGGCGGAAGCAGGGCAACAGGGTGAGTCAACCGACGCTCATCAGACTCCTGAGAATCCGTCTACCACCGAGAAGGCCAATCCTATGGATGCCGCCAACGCGATGGAGACGAATCTGGAAATGATGATGCCTGAGCAACCCACTGATGTATTGAAGCAGGCTGCAAAGTCTGCAACTTTTCGTCGGGTGTGGGGCGTCAAGGATGGTCGGGAGAAGGTAGCTGCAGCTGCAAAGCAAGCCAAGCAAGCTATCATTCTTCTCCAGAAGGCAGCACAGTCGGGAGTCCCTCGTAATGTGGCAGTGAAGGTAGCCCAGACCAAGTTTGGGGCCGACATTACCAAGATTGCGGAAGACGCCCTTTATCCGGCCCAGATCTCTGCTGGGACGGAGCCTGAACTCCAGTCCGATCCGGGCACCCCAAGTGCCTTGATGCAGGGTTCGGAGGCAGGTGTGAACACACCGCGTGAAGCGGCCCCAAACACTGGGGAAGGGTCTGGCCGTCAGAATCTTAGCAGCAATGAGTCTGCTATCAACCTGACTAAGGGTCAAGCCAAGTCCCAGAACAAAGGCGCTCTTGCGGAAGTCTTGACGGAGCCGGCATTGTCGTCGGCCCACGACAAGACACTCGACCAGTCGTTGGATAACACCTCCTCAGCGGGTGTGAAAATTTCCGCGGCTAGGACGGGCGCAGCAAGAGAATTGCTGCGCAAGTTCTTGGAGACCTCTCCTGAGAACGCTCAGAAAGTGGCTTCACTTCTGAGAAAGAAGGCACAACCAGATGCAGCATCCGTTGTACCAGGTGGTGGAATTGGGCCTAGCCCCGGTGAGATGACCGCTGTTCCGGATGAAACAGTTCCGGCTAGTGAACCATCTCCGATGCCAGAAGGTGGTCTCCCTGGTGAACTACCTCCTGAACTCGCCGCCGAAGGGGAGGAAACTCCCGAGGTATCGGATGAAGCTCTGCAAGCTGCCGAAGCAGGTGTGACGCCAGAAGAGCTGGCTCAGGCCGAACAACTCTTAGCCATGCAGGGTCTCGCAGGTGAGACAGGGATTGGCGAAGGAGCAGAGGAATCCGGAGCGGAAGAAGAGGCAGAAAAAGGCTCTCAAGGCATGGGCATGTCGCCATCAATGGGCTCATCTCAGATGTCGTCAGGCGCAGGCGGTGGGATGTCTGGTGGCCTCGGTATGGCCTAACGGCCCCAAGAAGCCAAAGGAAGGAAAAGGAAAACGCCGATGCAAAAGATTAGTTCAAGAGACGCAGCGGCCCTCCTGAAGCAGGCAGGGGCCGCAATCCGTACTCTCGTGAAAGAGAAAGTCGAGCTTCAGGAGAAGCTGGCAACTCAGAAGCGGGATCAACGGATCGTGAAGATTGCTCGTGAAATGGAGCAGAAGGGTCTTTCGTCAGAGCTCAGCCTTGCAGAGAAGGTTGCAACTTTGAAGAAAGCCTCGAATCTCGAAGTCACGGAGCAAGCCGTTAAGCTCGCTGCCCCACAAGGGCGCGCGTTTGGCGTGGTCAGTGAGGTTCCCGGCGGTGGTCTACACCCGTTTGAGTCGTTCATCATGACGGGCGACGACCCAGGTGCCGAGTAACCTTGTAGGTCAAAGTACACACACCCTTGAGGAGAAGAAGACAATGGCAATCCATTTCAAACTCGTGAGTGAGTTCCAAACGATTCATCGGCGTCCGTTCGAGCTGGTGGATCCAACCATTTTGAATCCCACAGTGACCAACCCGCTCATCGACGGTGAGTGGCTCGAGCTGGATACAGCGGTGTACCAGATGAAGCGTGGTAGTGCGAACCCGGCAATCGTGCCGTCGTTTGCGTACTTCGCCGAGCAGGGTCGGTACGAAGTCCAAGCCATCAAGAAGGGTCCAGTCTTGTACATGGGTTGGTTCGAAGCAGACACTACGGTCATGCTGTCCACAGGCATCGTTGTCGGCTCTCCGCTGGAAGTGGCGGATGTTGACATTGGTGGCGTGAACAAGCGCGGTCTGGTGCTTCGCACCACGGGCTTCATTGTTGGTTACGCTACTCGTTTGCCGTCGGCGAACGGTGGATATCTGCGGTTCATCCGCGGTGTGTAACCGTAGGAGTGAACTGTAGGTTGTAACCGAGTCACACAACGAAAAGGACTTCGAAAGAAGGAGCATTCAAATGAGTATGGTTCAAGCAAGCATTGAGATGTTCAACCAGCGGTTGGACAGCCAAGAAGGAAAAGATAAGCTCGCAGAGCTGGGTGGGTCATGGATCCGCGACCGTCTGCGTGAAGTGGCGTATTCTCGCCATATCCTGCCCCCGGAGCAGGTTACCCGTGCTGATTGTCAGCGCAGCGTGAACCACGACACGTTGGTCAAGATCGTGGACGTTGAGCCGCAAAGCCGTGCAATGGCGATTACCTTCCGTGATCAGCCTACCGCTCGGTTCATCCGCGGACCCAAGGCTGAGATTCCCTTCTTCACCATCTCGAGCGAGAAGTTCGAGAAGACGGAGCAGGAACTTTTGGCCTACGAGATGCCCATCACCAAGATCATCGAGGACAACTCGGTGAAGGATATCCAGGAAATCGAAGACCGGGAATTCACTCGGCACATCGAGTCTGGTATTCAAGCGTTGCAGACCGAAGTCAATGCCACCACCACCGTGAAGTACAACGCTACCAATATTCGCGCCTTGAACGCGAACGCCAAGGTTGTGTCGGTTGTCAAGGGTGAGCTGGCATTGAACGCCGACGGTGCAGACTTCGTTGTCCGCCCCGTTCAGCGTCCTGACTTCGTCAATCTGTTCAAGCTCTTGGACGGCAATCGCCTGCGTTCGGAACGCATGCTTGTCACCGAAGTAGACCACGATGACGTTCTTCAATGGACGCTCGAGGACTTTGGTGATCGCATGACGTCTGAAACGGTGGTCGACGGATACAAGTACAACACGTTGCTGGGCCGTAAGGTCATCCGCACTGTGAAGACTGACATCCTTCGTCCGGGCAACATCTATATCTTCACGGCTCCGCAGTTCTTCGGGAAGTTCTACATCCTGAACAACACCAAGTTCTACATTGACAAGATTGCCAATGTGATTACTTGGCAGAGCTGGGAAGACATCGGTATGGGCGTGATCAACATCGCGTCTTGCCGCAAGCTGGAACTCTACCGCGGTTCGGTTCGCCCGACTGCGTTGGACACCGGCTTTGAAGCTGGACTTCCGAAGGCTGAAGAGGATCTTGGTGCGGAGAATAATAGGGTCGATGCAGGCCTCCACTACCCCTCTGTACAGCAATTCTAACAGTATTGACTTTTCAGGCTTTGGGGCTCACGGGCAATTCCTGTGAGCCCCAATCCTCTGGTTTTGACCTCAAGCCTTTAGGAGACCCCAGATGTCCAACATCAAAGACGCTGCTGTGAGTCCCGAGGTGACCTCAGAGGTCAAACCTCGTGATGTAGTTCTAGTACAACACCTCCAACGTTGGGCCGAATCTCGTGGCCTACGATCTGCGAGGGGCGGGCACCGCAGGCAAGGAGTGATTCTTGACGACGGTAGCCGTATCCGACAAAAAGCCTACCGCAAGACCGAAATGTCTATCGAGACCCTTGCACAGAACCATCAATCGATTCTCGAACATATTCGCTGTGGAAAACTCGCTGTCTTCACTAGCGATGAAAAAGAACTGACGTATGATGAGGTCGTGGCTCTTCTCACCGGCAGGGGAGTACCCGTGCAGGAGGAAAGTCTCCGGGAGCAGTTGATCAATATGTCTGCCCCTGTCTCACCGCCGGAACTTGACAGTGACGGGGAGCCCAAGATTCCGAACGTAGTTCTTCCTCGTGAGGATACCACTATTCCAAATATCGATCTGTCCGCAACGATAGCAGCCGTGGATATGGCTGAACACCGGAAGAAACTTCCTGAGGATCAATCCGGGGCCACCCACGGAAAGAAACACCTGAAGAAGGGAAAGAGGGAGTAATACCATGTCGCAAGTTCGAATTTGGAACGTTACTGATGACGTGCGCACCAGCGTAGTCCCTCATACCCGTATGGTAATGGGTAAGGTTGTAAAGCCTGGTCGTTCGGTTCTGGTCGATGCCGCTCGCTTGGAAGGTGCCACCAAAGTAGCCAAGGAAGTCAAAGTTGGCCACCTTTACATTGGTGATGTTCTTCCTGCGGAGTACACCAATCAGAAAAAGCCTCCTCGGGCTATTGCAGATGCCCGTATTGTTGGGGCCAACGGCAAGCCCACTGGGGAGAAGGTGGAAGTCGCTCAAGGTCATGGGCAGTTCTCCACAGAGGCTGCTGTGGCCGATATGACCGCAAAGGTTGAGGAAACCTTTTCGGAAGTTCCTATGGAGGAAAAACAGGAAGGGCAAGAAGAGTCTTCTTATAGCTACGAAGGTGGCCGTAACAAGAAACACCGGAGGTAACCGTGCCTGTTGGTAACCCGGTTGGGGTATATGACCTTGGCAATCAGCCAACTGCGTCATCTGCTCAACGACTTCCTCCTCTGGATGACCCGGCTATCAATGCGATGGCCGAGTACACCCGCAGCTACATGCGGGACTATCCAGAGCTGAACCGGCTGACAGAAGGTTACGACCATAGTCCTAGGCATGCCAAGTGGGCTGTGATTGACACCCTGAGTGATTGGTCCTCAACTCCTCCATTCATTGGTCAGAACTTAGACATGATCCTTCAGCGCAACCTAGTAAGTTTGTTCTGCCGAGGGGTAGCCATCAACCTTCTTGAGTCGTTGGGGATTCTTCACATGCGCAACTATCTCGCCTATTCAGACGGCGGGGTAAACGTACAGACAGAGAATCCTCAGATGATTCAGGCCTGGCTGGGGATGATGAAGTCTGAGTACGAACAGAAAAAACAACGTGTGTTGATTGCCATAAATATCGAGCAGGCATTAGGTAGCCAAGCTGGTGGACTGCATTCAGAATATTATTTCGTGAACTCGTTTTTTGGGTATCTTTGATAAATTCTTTATTTGACAATCTTTAAATAGTGACGAGAAAAGACCAAACACTACCGGTCTTTTCTTTAACTCACTATTCTCTTCCACAGCATCCTGGAGTAAGTTACTCTAGATTGAAGGAGATCTTCACATGAAAGTAGAAGGATTTTCAAACGTCAATGCACTCATAGCTTTTGTGACCGCAAATGCTATTCCGCAAGCCAAAGTAGTTGAAATCGAATGAGCGGGTGGCACATGGTATTTGTTCTACTACACATGAGGTAGCCTGTGAACAGAGAGCTATTGACCCAGTCATTAAACGTTCTTTGGTCCGCCTATGGCGAGCCTCTGGAGAAAACTTCGGCTGAAG